GCTCGCTCAGGGTCGACCCCTCAATAATTTGGCGAGCCCCGGACGCTGCGCGGCGTCTCAATTTCCTTAACCTCCTCAATAACGATGGGACAAATCTGGCGCGGCACACCGGAGGCTCCGCTGTAGCTGGTCTTGATGCAACGAATCCTGCGCATGGTGCGGGTCGGTTGCCCCGGCCTGGTCGAGAGGTAGGTTTCCACCTGAACTTTGGAGCCGCATCGAGGACACTTATCCACGGCTTAGGCAACCTACTATACTGACAGTAGAGATAATTCTACCTTTCAAAAAACCTTGTCTAACCTCGCAAAGCCCTTTGCTGAAGGCATCCTGAAAATCGTGGGGGGATGATGAAAGCTCGGGGGGGATGATCGTTTTCATCATCCCCCCGCACTTTAGCCTGTAGCGGAAGGCATCGTAGAGGTGCGGGGGGATGATGACTATGTAAATCTCACCCAGACGCATGGGAGAAAAATTAATTAATTCAGAAATATAATTAATTAATTTTATACATGTAGAGCTGGGTGAGATTTTACCCCTCATCATCCCCCCGTGCCCGTAGGATGCCTTTGCGCAAGTATTTAGGAGCGGGGGGATGATCGTTTTGATCATCCCCCCCGACCTTAAAAATTCGAACTCATTGAAACAAAAGTGAATATTATTCAACCTAAAATGGCATTTCAACGTATTTTCCCTCCATTTCCGTGGCAATTGTTAGGGGCGATTTGCCCTCGTAGGAGAGCCGGTAGGCCCGATTATTGTCATGCTTGCTTCCGCCCTTGCAAATCTTGTAAGGGCCAAACATCCTGTCAACCTGCTTGCTAAGCCTGACCCCTAACGCCTTGCGTTGGCCGCTCTCAGACTTGCCAGAGAGCGAATTCAAAAGGTCGTTCTCTTCCACCATGGCAAACAGTTCTTTGACCGTCACAGGCCTGAACATGAAGTTCTCAGCCCAGCAGGAGACAAACTCCCGCCACTCTCCTGACTCCTCGTCGGCCCGGGCATACATCTCCTGAGCGTTGGCCATAAAGCCCGGTATGCCAGCGGCCTCCAGGATGCCGCCCATGACGTCAGCCCACCTCTGATAGGAGCCCAGGCGCACCGTGCCCAGCGGTTGCCCTCGTGCCACCCAGTTGCGGATGAGCACCAGGCATGACCAGATAAGTTGAGCGCGGTTTGCCTCAGCCCACCGTCCCAGGTCTTTGGCGAAGTCGCGGGTCCAGGGCTGGTCGCAGCGAGCGTCCATCCTGATAGACACGCACCGCCGGGAGATTTCGTTGCTCATCCTCGGGTTGTTGGCGGTCGCGAACCATATCGCACGGTTAGGCACCGATATGGTGCGACTTACGCCCAGCTCGCGGTCGTTCCAGAGCGTCATGGTGAGCGCTGCTGCCAGGCTGCCGCTGTCGATGCGCCGGTTCAGGTTGTCGAGCTGGATGAACACGGGCCGATTGCGCAAGGCGCTGGTGATGCGCACCCGCCAGTCTCCATCGTCCTTGCCCTCGGTGAGCGTCTCGAGCGAGCGGCCATGAACGGCCATACCCACAGAAGGGCTCATGAGCGCGTCAACGAGCAGGCCCTTCCCTGTGCCAGCGTTGGGCGCCTCGACCATGGTAAAGGCGGCGAGTGGGAACAGGTTGCGAGCAAACGGTCCCAGGGCCAGAGCCACGGCGTGAGCTCGGCTCGCATCGTCCACAAACGGGAACTCTCCCATCATCTCGACCAGGAGCATGTTCCTGGCGGCCGCCACGTCGTCGCTCGAAGGCTCAAAAGGCACTTCTGGCACTTCCAGGCCCGGCACAGGGTGGTAGATGATATTGTCAGAGGGGTGGTGCCCGGGAGTCTCCAGGAGCGTCCCGTCGTGGCTGAAAACCGGGGTCTCGACAACATAGTCTACTGCAGGTAGAGGCCAGGCAGGCAGAGAGAGGATGTCCGTCACGACGTCGTTGTCAGGATGAACAGAGACCTCCCAGTCTCCCATCTTGCTGGTCTTGATGACGACCCAGTCAGCGGCCCGGGCCAGAACGCCCTTGAGAGAATTACGGTCGAGGCTCTGTAGCTGCGGCCGCTTGACTCCTTCGGTCACGAAGCGGACGATTTGCCCTTCGCTGGCAAACAGCCATGGTGGGTGGTTGACCGTATCCAAGGCCCTGAGAGCCTCCGTGGTCTTCTCTTGCAGGCTCCGGTCGTTGACCACGATGGTTCCCCTGGGCGGCTCAGGGAGTGCCACAGGAGCCGCCTGGGCCAGCGAGAGGAGCACCTCCTTGCTATGCCCACGCACGGCCGCCCAGTCCACCAGGTCGCCCTTGGGCTTGAGCCCTTCGAGCCGCAGGATTTTGCACGTGCACCCGAAGGCTGTGAGCACTCTCACGACCTGTTGAGCGTGCTTCTCGCCCGGCTGGTCGTTATCCGGGAGCACGATGGCGGTCCGGCCTCGGAGAAGCTCAAGGAAGCGGTCTGCCACCTTGTCAAACTTGCCCGACCCGCACGGGTTGGTGGTGGTGAGCAGTCCCATGCTGGCGCCGTGAGATGCCGCTTTGCAGCCCTCGACCACGAACACCGGGGTGGACGGGTCGGCCTTGTGAATGCGGTCGGCGTGCAGGAGCGGCCAGGGCACGTCTCCCATGTCGTCAATCCACTTGCCGGCCTCGTATCGGCATTGAGAGAAGTCCTTGGGCCGGTATCGTATCTCCTTGACCAGCGGTGTTTCGCCGTCGAGGTCGAAAAACACGGTCTCAAAGTCGACCTCGCGGCCCGCTTTGGGTCGGCCTGGTCGAGGTTTATCGGGCATGCCTGTAGTCGGCAGGCCCAGCTCCTTGGCGAGCTTGGAGAGGTGGCCCTTCGGGTTGCCCCAGCCGCAGCCAAAGCACCGCGCGAACCCGCCCTCGGCGTGGAAGCTAAAGCTCGGGCTGTCTTCCTCGTGGAGCGGGCAGAGGGATTTGTGATAGCCCTTGCCGTCGGGCTTGGACGATACCTTCTGGAGGTGCTTTTGAGCCCACTCGAGATAGCTCATAGCAACATACCCTGACCAACGGCACGGCGCGTCCTGGACGTCCTGGAGGGCACCGCGAAGGACTCGTCCATGACCACGTTGGCGCGTACGATGGCCTCAGCCACGGGTGGGCAGACTGAGTTCCCGCAGCACCTGGTCTGTGCAGTCTTACTCAAAGACTTCCCGTTGTGCTGCGGGTCGATGACATATGAGTCAGGGAATCCTTGTGCGCGAAACAACTCGCGGGGCGAGAGCATGCGCATGCCGATGTCCACGATTTGATAGTCAACGCCCTGAATCGTCACTAGCCCGAATCGGTCATGACTGGTGCAGGTCGGGAGCGGGTTGTCCAGTTGTGGCGCCTGATCCGTGCCGTAGTAGGCCATCAGGAAGGCGCGCACCTCACCAAAGTGGCCGCCAAGGCATACTGTGTGAAGAGCTTCGTCGCAGGCCTGGCCGTCGCAGTTGTTGCGCAGTTTGAGGAGGTGGCTGGTCACCAATTGCTGCTGGGTCCCGGCCTGTGTGATAGTGGAGAGCGGCTCGGTTGCCTCGTGTCCCGTTGCTCCGCCGTTGTGCTGGGCCAGAAAAGCCGCGACCAGAGCATGGTGCCCGCCTGTAGTGATGGTCGGAATCGGACTGAGCATGTCGGAACCCGAGTGGCCCGAGGTGTTAACCATCAGGCTCGGGGCTACCAGGGCCAACTCTCCGCGGTGGGCTCCGGTAACAGTCCTTATCGGCTCGTCAATTGAGTTGCAGCGGTCTGCGCCATGGTGGGTAACAGGAACAATGAAGGGCCGGGCATTGTCCAGGACATAGCGCTTCACGCCGCGTGCAATCCTGCGCATGGTGGCTTCGGCCAGCGGTTTCTTTCGCTCAAATATCGATGGGCAAGGAATGCTCCAGTCGATGCACTCAGCCGCCGTGCGGTATGGCAATAGTCCCGGCCCGTGTGTCGGAGCAGGCCAGACAATAGGCCGGCCATCGCGTCGCGCAATCAAAAACAGGCGCTTGCGAATGGTAGGCGCGCCGTAATCGCAGGCCCTTAACTCTTTCCACTCGACGGCGTAGCCAGCCTTGCGCAGCTCGCGCACCCATCGGCGGAACTCCAGTCCGCGAGACTCAGGACAAGGGCGGCCGTCAGCCAGGAGCGGGCCCCAGTCCTGGAACTCCTCGACATTCTCCAAGCAGATGACGCGCGGGCGCACCATTTGGGCCCAATGCACCACCACCCAGGCGAGGTCCCGAATGCGCTTCTCCACGGGAGCGCCGCCCTTGGCCTTACTAAAATGCTTGCAGTCGGGCGAGAACCAGGCCAGGCCCACCGGTCTTCCTTGAGTAGCCTCTCGCGGGTCCAGAGCGCAGATGTTTTGGCAAAAGTGCTTGGTCTGCGGGTGGTTGGCCAGGTGCATCGCCAGAGCCTCCGGGTTGTGGTTGACGGCCACGTCCACCGGCACACCGAGCGCCCGCTCGATACCCGTAGAGGCGCCGCCCCCGCCGGCGAAATTGTCCACGATAATCTCTCGTTGCATCATTCTCCTCTCTGTCTGGCCGCGAGCACCGCCTCGTGGTATCCCAGGGCGGCGTCGCATTTGGGGGTGGCGCTCTCGAGTCGACTCGCCTTGATAGCCGACTCAAGCTCAGACTTTGCCTCTCGAGCCTTGCGCAAAAGGCCAGGTCGCATCTCGTAGGCAATCTTAAACTCTTCATCGGTCATCCAGTAGCTCGGATGCTCATGCAATCCCAGCTTCCGAAGTTCTCCGATTGAAATCTTTATAACGTCAGCGGAAACCGCGTCGTCGCACATGAAAATACCCTGCCAGCAACAGGCCATTTTGCACTCTGCGCATACGGTTATCAGTTTTTCGTCATTGGTAAGGCTCACTTTTCCATCCTCCCCAGTCCTATCTTGTGGCTTCCGTGAGCGTCGAGGGCTTCCGCCATTTTGTTGGCGCACTCACGCACGACGCGGGCCAGCTCGGGGTGCCCGTCGCGGTCTAGCTCCTCCTGGTTGTCGGCCATCCTGTCGTAGAGGTCGATTATGATTTGCCCAGCCTCCCACGGGGTCAGTTTGCGTCTGTAACGTCCGCTGTCTCTAAGCATTTCTCACCACTCCATTCTCACAATTACCGAGCCCCATCGCTCGCTCAATTTGGACCGCACCAGTTGGCAAAACTCGTGGTCGTCGCCCTCCTCCATCTCGACGAGCCACCAGAGCCCGCCGTCCTCCTCGATGACGCGGGACACGCCCACGCATCGGAGGTCGGCATAGTTGACGCAGTAGCGGTCCTTGGGGGGCCTCGCCACGATGGCCTTGAGGATGGCGTTGACCTCGGATTTTAGGGCGGCGAATTGGGACGGGTTGACCCGCGCCACGATGTCGGTATTGTCTATCCCTAGCAGTTCCTCGACTGCTTCCAGGACGGATTGTTCTCGATGTTCTGACAGGTCGCTCATCCGCAACTCCCTGTGCATAGTTCTGTCCTTTCTTTCTCAATCGTGGCCGCCCAACTCCGCCACCGCGTCACCTCGCTATTGCGAATCGGGTTGGAATAGGAAACGAGCCCGTCGTCATCGTGCGCATTCTCGAAGGCGGCTTTGATGCAGTCGAATTCTCGGCGCTTAACTCGGTGCTCTAGTGCGACAAGAAGGGCCTCGATGCGCTTGAGCCTATCGCTCTTTTGCGCTTCCTCGGCCGTGAGTCGACGGCGAGCCCCTGTCCAGGGAAATCCGAGTCTAAAGGTTGCGATCTCGCGGTCGGCTTCCAATTTGCTGAATATCTTGGACATATCGCAGGCCTCGAATACCGAGAACCGGCCGGCCTTAATTACGGCCGCCTTGACGTTTCCGTAAGTGCGCCTGGGTCCGGTCAGGTGGGAGGTTGAGGAGTGGATTGAGATGCTGATTCGGTCGCTCATTTCGCCCACCCCGCACTAGGCTCGCAGTATGGACATCCGCCTTCCCTGTCTCCGCAGGTCTCGCACGCGCACACATTGGAGCAGTCGAGGCAATAGAGAGTCCCGGCAATCTCCGCGCCGCACTCACCGCAGGCCGGGAGCGGAGGAGAATAGTGCCTCCACTCGGACTCGGACTCCCTAAGCCTAGCTATTTCCTTCAATAGCTCACGGTTCTTGATTGATGCTACGTTCCAGGCTCTTCTGGCTTCCGGCCGCGTCAGGCAAGCAGGGCCTTGGGCGGAGCAAATCAGGCATGCCACCCAGCTAAAAACCGACGACTCTTTACACACGGCCTTATGGTTGCCGCAAAACGGACAATCCTCAAGAATTAAGCCGCTCATTGCCCCACCTCCACCGGCTCAAAGTTTTGGTAAAAGTCGGTGATTCTGCGAGAGAAAACCCGCCCGTCCAAACACTTGGAGTAGGACACCGTCTCGACCCACCCATCCTCAAAATTGCAGAGCGCGCCCACGTTAATCACGACGTAGTTTTGGCTTGTTTTTGTGTTGCTCCAGGTCTGGCCGATGGCGACAAACGGCAGTGGCTCGCGCTCGGGGTCGACGGGTTCGCTTCCTTTGTGGAGTAGGGCCTCCGTCTCGGCCGCGGCTTCCCGCAGTTTGTCGATTTCGGCCTGCAGTAGTTGGCACTTGACGTTGAGCTGCCATGCCTCGTCCTGGCGCTGGCGGGCCAAGGCGGCCAGTCGGTAGCACTCGGTGCAGTCGCTAACGTTAGCCATTGGGCACCTCCGGTCTGCGGGTGGCTTCCCATGCCTGCAATTCCCTCTTGAGTCTCTCGATGACGATATGTTGCTTTTCGCATCGCCATTCCGCATCGGCCAATGACCTCTCAAGGAACTCGCGCTGGCCTTTATAGTGTGCATTGTCCATCTGTCGCTCTTCATCGACCTGCTTTTCCAAAGCCGATATGCGAGTCTGACACTCGCATATCATCAATTCGAGCGCCTTGATTTTTTCGTAATTCAGGTGGTCAAACATTGGGCACCTCCGGCTTGCGGATATTCCACAACCTCCAGGCTTCTGTGGACTTTTCTCCGGGGGGGCCTTCCGCTTGACAGTCGCCGCACATATACCAAACGTAGTCGCTATGGTCGTTTGTCGTTACCGATAAATTGCCCGAACCGCAGAACGGACATGGCCTAAGTGAATCGAGCGGGAATGGGTCTGGACTAATAGAGACATTGACGATACCGATACTTACTGAATTCTTATTGGCACTCGCCCACTCTCCGCAGTAGTCGGTTTCCTCAACTCCCGGATAATTCGACGAAGCACTTCCGTCGTGGATTCCTCGATAGTCGACGGAAACTTGTGGAGGATATCGTCGGCAGTAAAGCTCTTCCGATTCTTCTCCTGTTATAGGACTAAATGCAGGCATAGACTTGCTAAATTTGCAGTTTGCGCAGGTTGGATTGTTCATTGCGCGGCCTCCATCCAAAAAATACGAGTGTTGACCATTCGGAAAAACGCCTGACGAATGCAGTCCCAGGTTCCCTTGTTGGTGGAGCCCCTGACGGGGAAAGCCAGAAGCAGAACCTTCTCGGTTTTTGCAATTGCCGCATCGAGCATTCTGCCGTTGCGTAGCGGACCGGCCGCTCGTCCCTCGGCGTCCCAATCTGCGGGGAATGATGTGGGCTTAAAACTGAACCGCTTGCTACGTGCACACATAGAAATTACATCGTCAGCACCACGGGCGTCTCCGTGGTAGACTTCGTCGAATCCCAAAGCGCTGTAATGGCTAATAATCCTGTAAATAAGTTCGGAATTTGGCTCAAGCCTAAGTTCGCGGCTTCCGGTGATAACGATGATTCCACTCATGCCGCACCTCCGCGCCTGCGCTCCACCAGCTGGCGCACGTGCTCGCGGTCCATCATCTCCGGGTGGCGGCGGCGAGCGGCGGACGGGCGCACACCGAATCGGTGGTCCCAGAGCGGGCAGGAGAAGGCGCAGCACAGGCGGATTTCGGGATGGGTGCCGACGCACTCCAGGCAGAATTTTCTTATCGCCCGACTCGGCCCGTCTTCCGTGCTCTCTTCCCCGTCATTTTCTGCTGAGACTTCCTCCTGTTTTTCGTCCGAGTCGTTTTCTCGGCTCGTGGCAAGGGTCGACTCCCTGGCCGCTCTGGCGGCCTGCATTCTCTGGTAAAAGTTGGTCATCGGCTTTTCCTCCATAATTCCAAAAGTGAGGTCTCGGTGGCGCCCAGGGCGACGAGCAGGTCCATGGCGGCCCGGGCGAGAGAGCGGCGGTTGTCGTCGGTCCACAAGTCCTTGTGGCACCATCTGGCGATTAAGAGCGTCTGGTCCATCTCCGGGGTTCCGGTGCGCACGGGAGAGGTGAGGCACTCCCGGCCCGCGTCTCGCCATCCATGGGACTGCAAGCGGGCGACAAACTGCGAGTAAGTCATGCCTCACCGCGCAGTCTGTCCAGCTCGGCCTCTAGTTCTCTCACCCGCGCCTCGGCGCGCTCTCGGGCCTGGTGCGGAGTGACTTTGCCCGCTCGCTGGATGGTGAGCACGTAGCGTTCAGGAGGCCACGGACCGCCCTCCTTATACTTCTCCTCTAGTTGCATCTCAAAAAGTTCCGGGTCTACACCTGGGGCATAGAACAGCGTCTCGGAGTAGTTGGGGCCACCGTTTAACTGAGCCACGACCTCGGAAACCAAAAATGTCATGAACTCACCGGAAGCCTTAACTGCACAGGAAATCCTGTCCTCGGTAATTTTGGCCTCCAGAATTTTGGTGTTGCATGAGTCGCAAGTGTCTCGCAATGGGGCCCGGCATTTCCTACACGTCTTTCTCACGCCATCCTCTCAATCTTGAGCCCGGGCAGGAACACGTCCACCAGCCACTCATCGAGGAATGGCGTGATATCCCAGACCCGGCCGCTGTGCTCGGTGTCCATCCGGCCCAGTTCATGCAGCATGGTGGGACGGTGTGCGTCGTCGAGCCTGAGCGAGCGGTGGGTGCCCTTGAGCGTGATCCAGTCTTGCCAGCGCACGAGCCAGACCCGCGACCGGTTAGGGAAGGTGCGCTTGATGGCCACCAGCGAGAGCCCGCCGGCGAGAGCGTGCGACTGCAGATATTGACTCTGGGTAGGGTTGACCACCGAGAAATGGAGCCTGTCGGCACTGGTCTTTTTTAGCTCGGCCAGACAGGAGATGCCCTGCCAGGTCCATCGAAAATCGTTTACGCACTTACTTTCGTTGCTGTTGCAAGCCCAGCAGGTCTCCACGTGTTTGAGCGCCGGGCCGAACTCGGCCTCGAACGCCTTCCCCGAATCGACGCCGCCGCGCCAGCTTTTGTTTTTGGTATTCATTCTATCCCCTTATCTCTTGCGGGCCAGCCGCCATGCCTCATAGGAGGTGGAGACCTCGTCCCATAATTGTCGGCACCAGACGCCTAGCGGGTCCGGCTCATAAACACAGGAGGCGAGCGACTGGAACGCCAACTCCCAGCGCTCCTCGTCGGCCAGGCCGCTCGCCTTGATGGATGCGAACATGTCCGCCCTGAATTGCTCGTAAGTGCGTTCCGAGACGACCCGCGAGCCAGGAAAGACCCGCTGGGCCTCCTCCACAAAACTCATGCCTTAAGCGCCTCCTTGGCCCGCACGATGGCTTTGGCGGTGCGCGCGCAAGCAAGGTCCTCATACTCAAGAGCACTCAACAAAAAGGAAAGCGCGTTCTCCAACGTGTCGCAGCGCTGTTTGGCCTCACTGTAGAGCCGCGACACGGACGGAAGTTCCCGCCCCTCCGGCGTTACCGTCGGGTTGGCAAACATAATGGAACGCGGTGAGCTTGCCTTGCGGTATATCGTGCCCTCCCGCTCCATCTTTCGCAGATGGCAGAACACCGTGGAACTCGAACTGAGGCCCATGGCATCGCCAATCTCACGAATAGTGGGAGGCACCGCGCACGTTTTGAGATACTCGGCGATTTTGCGGCGCATCTCCAGGCCCTTGAGAGAATTGCCAAAGACAGTCTGCTGGCTCATGATTTACCTCCAATAGGTGCGGCCAGCCAGGCCGCTATTTTGGGAAGAGTTTGTCTAGAAATTTGGCGAATCTGAGGCAGCGCCGCGAGCACGTCCGCCCCGTAGTTTTTGGTTTTGATGCGCGGGTCACAGAGCACGATGAGGCCCTTGTCTGTCTCAGTGCGAATCAGTCGGCCCACGGCCTGACGCAGCAAGGTGATGGCGGCAGGCAGGGTAATTTCGTGAAACCCGGCCCGTCCCGCTCGCTCCACCCTGGCCGCGTCGACCGGGTCCGACGGGCGCCCGAACGGCAGCTGGTCGACGACAACGCACGACAACGCCGAACCAGGAATGTCGATGCCCTCGAAATATTTCTGAGTGGCAAACAGAACCGACGGCTGCGCCATAAACTTCGCCCGGGTCACTTCGGGAGAGAACTGGTCCTGGAGAATCACCTGGTAGGGCAGTTCCCCAATCTGTCGTGCCAGGTCGACCATCGCCTTGCGGGAGGTGCAGAGCACGAAGGTTCTGCCGCCCACCGCCATAATGACCTCGCGGACAAACGGCTCCAATCCATCCAAGTAGCGCTCCTTGGCCTCAGTGTGCGACTCAAAGCCAACGGCCTTGGGCCCCGTTTCGAGCGGCGGGATATAGAGCAGCGCCTGCCGCTCCCAGTTGAAAGGCGAGTCAATCTGGAGTGTTAGCTGTGTCTGGCACCCCAGGAGCGTTTTGATGTAGTCGAAGGCCTTCTCGTCTCGCGAGGTGGCCAGGGTGGCCGAGCATAGCACCACGGGCTTGCCCGCAAAGAGTGAGCGAGAGAGCCGGTCTCCGTAATCGGTGGGCGTCTGTCGATGCCAGCGCACTCCCTCGCGGTCGACCTCCTCCCATAAGACCCAGCCCTCGTCCGCACGCTGGGCCATCATGAGCAGGTTTCCGCGGAGGTCTGCCAGGCTGCGCATAATGACGTCTGCGCGGCCGTTGTTGGTGCCCTCCACGATGACTCCCAGTTCTCCCTCGATGTCCTCCAGCGCCCGGCACAGCTCGTTTACCTGGATGTTGCGCGGCCGCGGCACCGTGCCGTTGACGGCCGCCGCCGAAACCTGGATCGAGAAGTGGTAGAGCGACTTGAGGACCCGGTCGACCACCACAAACTCCCGGGCCTCCGAGAGCCTCTTCTGCCAGGTCAGAGAGGTGAAGTCGACCTCCATGGCCGAGCGGGCAGACTGGCCCAGCTTGTGCGCCTCGTCCACGATGACCGCGCAAGGCTCGGGCAGGAGCGTGCCCAGCTCGGACTTGACCTGGGCCATGCACAGCATCGCGTGGGTGGTGACCACCAGGTTAACGTTCTCGGTCACCCGGGCCCGGGCGGCATAGTAGTAGCAGGATTCGAATGCCGGGCAGTTCTTGCCCTGGCACTCGTCCCGGTTGGTCGAGATTTGGCGCCGCAGGTCCAGGGAGCAATCGAGCGTGCCCAGGTCGCCGTCTTGCGTGTTGTGATGCCAATTCCGAAAGGCGTCCAGGCGGCCATCGAAGTCCAGGTCCTGGGCGAGTTTGCTGGCTTTCAACTCGCAGAGGTAGTTGGTCAGGCCCTTAATCCCCTCGGCCCGAAAGGTGCGCTTGTAGCGCGCCATCAGCCAGGGCGAGAGGTAATTGAGCAGAAATGGGATGTCCTTGCGCAAGTACTGGTCGGCCAGGGCGTTGGTCGAGGTGGCGATAATCACGGGCTTCCCCGACTCCAGAGAGTAGAGGACAGCGGGCACCAGCACCGCCAGGCTTTTGCCTGTGCCGGTTCCCGCCTCCACAATGACGTGCTTGCGGAACTTGAAGCCGCGACGCACCATCTGGGCCATCCTGCGCTGCCCGGGCCGGTCCTGGTAGTTGGGCGATTTGGAGATGGGCCCGGTCGGCCCGAGAAGAAACTCGATGTCCGGGTCAGGGACAGCGAACGCATCCACCATGGCCCCGATGGACTGCCGCTGGACCTCCTCGGGCCGGTAGGCCTGACGTCCTGGATAGTAGCTCATGCTAGAACAGCATCTCGCCGGTATCGGAAATCTCGGCCATCGCTGCAGCCACAGGGCTGTGCGCGGGAGCGTCCTCGGTTTCGAGCGGGTCCATGTTGTCGGCCATCTCGCTGACGCGCGAGTCGAGCATGTCCAGGAGCCCGCTGCGCAGCTGGCGATAGACGGCCATCTCGTCAGGCGACGACTCGGGCCCAACCTCGGGCACCAGCTGGTAATACTCGTTGCCGTCGCGCTTGACTTTCTCGGTCGCAAATCGCAGCTGGTAGCTGTAGATTGAGAGTTGGCTTCGGCCCTTCTTCATGTGGGCTGCCAGGAAATTATTGAGAATCTTGTTGCTCGGGCCGCTCAGCGAGTTGAGCACGACCGGCTCTTGCAGCTCAGAGTCTAGCCAGAGCAAGTTGGTGGCGGTCTTGCAAATCGTGAATTTCTTGCCGCTGCTATCCTCATACCAGCGGGCGAGCGGGCAGGTCGAGCAGTCGTGGCCTATACCCGCCTTCGTGGCCTCTGCGCGTTGGGCAGGACTCAGAGCCGGGTTCAGGGCGGGCTTGTTTTTGCGCAGGTTGGGCGTCTGGCAAATCCACTTGGCCTTGTCAAACTCGACCTTCGACAGCTCGGGCAAGCCGATTTGGACCATCTTTTCCTTGTGGTCCTTCTGCTGAGGCGAGAACGTGAGGCGGCTCTCGGTGCGGGCCAGGGCCACTCCCGCAATCTGGCGGGGCGCCACCTCGGGCTCTTGCTTCGTCGACCGGTTGACAAAAGTGCCGTATTTGTAGTTGATGCCAATCATGGGATGCGAGACATGAATGCCCGCCAGGTCGTCCTCCTCGTCGGCGGGGGCGATGTAGTCAGCGGTCATGCCTGCGGGAAGAACCGCCGATTGCAGCATGCCATGACGGGCCTGCTCAAGGGCTGACTGTTCGGGTAGTGCTAGGGACATTATCGGGTTGCTCCTCTCAGTTCGGTCCCGGCGATGCGGGCCTCCAGGGTCAGGTTTTCATGTGCAATTTGTTGCGCCTTGAGCTCGGCGGACGACCGGAGCGCCTGCAGTCGGAAGGCCAGCGCCTTGCCCTCGGCCACCACTTGAGACAGCGAAATCTCGGCCATCCTGGCGCATCCCTGGCGAGCTCGCAGGCTCTCGGCCGCCGCGATACATGCTTGGTCCTTTTGGATGGCCTTGCTCACGGCCGCCTTGCGCTTGGTATCGTTGGTCAGGCCCTCCTGACTGAGGGCGTCGTCGGTGGCCAGGGCCTCGGCGGTCTCGAGCGCGGCCCGGGCCTCGCTCAACTCCAGCTTGCTGCGCTCCAGCCGGGCCTCGTAATCCGCCACAATGGCGGGGTGGGCCAGGATTTTCTCGCTGACCTCTCGGAGTAGGGTCGTGAGTTGTTGCACTTCGACGGCTACATTCATGCGGGTATCCTCTCAATCTTGAATCGGTAAACTCTGATGTCGTCGTTGTCGTCGGGGCAGCTCATGACGGTCACCACTCCAGGCTCTTTGACCTGGGAGACAAAGATTGCGCAGGCCTCCCTCGGAGAGTTGGCGCGGATATGCTCGAGGTGTTGCTCGCCCTGAAAGACGTCCCATCGGTATGCTGGCTGGGCGGTCACAGGCGGGCCCGCTCTCTCTGCAGATACCAAATCGCCTTGTCAAGGTCGACGGCAGTCGGAGAGCCTGGCTTTTTGCCCGCCCGGGCGATGTATTTTACGGCGTTACCCAGGCAGAAATTGAGCTGCCACGCCTCTATGACCTTGATGGCCTCGTAAGGGTTGTCTGCCCCTCCGTAGTGGGAAGGGTGCTCGACCGCGATTGCAGGCAAGACGGCCGGGGCCAGTCCTTTTGCGGCGGCCATACTATCAAAGGTGTCTGGAGGACGGCTCTGCTCAGCCTTCAGGCGCAGCGAAGGGATAACCCATCCCGCCTCCTGCCACTTCTGCTCAAGTCCAAGCGCTTTAATGGCGGCGGCCAGGTGGACTTCCGCAATCGCCTTTCCTTTGATTGCGCCGTGGAATGACGACCTGGGAACGCGGATTTGGTCCGAAAACGCAAAGGTGGACTGGCCCCTCTCTGCGATGGCGTCTCGCAGGAGCTTGATTTGCTCCTCGTTCAATTTTGGCATGCGTGTAATCTCCTCGCCTCGTTTGCGGTAGGTGCCGCAGTTGGAACAGTTGTAGGTGGTAACCTGGGCGGTCTCGCCGTCGGTCGTCGTTGATGTGTAGGCGTCTACCGGCACGCGGGCGGCGCAGAAGAGGCACTCCTCGAACAATCCCTCCACCGCGGAGCGCTCACGAAAATACACTCCGTAGGTGCGCTTCCCGGGGCGGAGGTCTATCACAAAAGGCCCTCGTAAAGCTTGGTAAGGGGCACCCGCAGGATTTTGGCCAGCTCGGGCATGCGCTCGGCGGGTAGGAAGCACCAGCCCGCCTCCCAATTGCTCACGGTGGAGTTGTCAACGCAGAGCTTTTGAGCCAGCTCAAACTGGGTCCAGTCGAGTTGGCGACGCAGTCTGCGCAGCGTCTGGCCCATGACGCACAGCTCGGGGTTGCGAGACAGGCGCGAAGAGTCGGACATTTTTGCAGGCCTGGGGGTGCCATCCCAGTCGTCTTGCAGGTCGTCTGTCGACACGCCGGCCGCCTCCAGGCGCTTTTGCATCGGCAGAGTCATTCTGCGCACGTCGTAAATCTTGTGAGCCCTGCACCAGTGGGAGTAAGGCAATTCTCCTCTCACCTCGTCGATGCGGCAGCGCAGGTGCCGCACTTGACCCTGTGACAAAACCCGGTATCGTTGGCGGCGACTAGACAGCATTGCGCAACTCCAACATGATTTGGTTTAGCTCCTCGAGGTCGGGCCGCTCTCCGCGTCGCATCTGAATGCGGGCCTCTCGCGAGCAGCAAGCCACCCGGTAAAGGGCGAGCATGCTGGGCCCGCGGTCGCGCACGTTCTGGAGAAGCACCCAGAGCCCGTGAGCCAGTGTCGACATGGGCCAGTAAGCTTTCGGGTCGACGTGCATCATGAGCGAGTGGTAACGGCGGCAATCGTCGGCCATCTCGCGCACTTCCTCGAGGAAAAAGCTCATGGCGGCCTGGTGCACCTGGTAATGGAGGTAGCTCATTGCGCCTCCAGGCAGTAGCAGGCCAGAGCCCACATGATGAGCGCGGGCGCCACCGTGGCGAGCACTTTGGCGAAGGACAAAAGGACAGTAAACATGTGCAAAATCCTTTCTGGGCATAGCAAAGCAGAGATGGCGTAGTTATTGAGTTTTCAGGTGTGCCTATTGAATTTTTTAGCCTGTGTCGAAGGTCATTTCTTTAACTTCTCTCAAGGTAAATCGTAAAAAAAACTACATGCAGGACCAGTCAATCGGAGCGTGCGGCGCCAGGACCGCTTTGAGTTGTGCTGTCTGGCGCGGCGGGAGGTCGCCCGACAGAAATTTGAGCAGCGCCTCGTGCGGGATGCGAATTGCCTTCCGCCCGACCTTGACCACCTGCAGGCGCCCACTGGCCGCCAGCTCGCGCACGTGGCGGCCGGAGACCTTTAGGGCCTTGGCGGTCTCCTCGACCGTGTAGAGCACTGGCAGGCTGGTCATAAAAACTTGCTCCAATCCCATACGCTAGCGGCAATCCATTGCCGACCGCACCGCCAGAGAGTCACGTCAGACGACAGTCCGGCAATCCTGGTGCTTGTGGTCATGTAGTAGTGGTTGCAGGCGATGATGCCAAAGGTAGGCCACATCAGTCTTTGCAGTCGTGCAGGTAGTTGGCGCAGTCGAAATTCACACAGCACCATTTGCCGCAGTGGCAACACTTGGCGCGTGGCTCGCCGCACTTGGCGCAGTCGTCAGCGTGGTAAGGTCCTATCATCCGCATTCTCCTTTCGGGCTGGAATCTGACTCATGGCCTGCTTACGCAACTCACGCTGCGACTCGGCCTCCTCGATGATGGCCTCAATCAAAGTCTTGTAGCTGCCTTTTCGGGCTTCGCTCCAGGCCCTCGACCTGGTCAACGGGGTGGAGAGCATCCAGGTGTCTTTCACTCTCCCTCCAAAGGCCGGGGGGAGAGTGGCGCCCCCGGCAGACTCCCCGCCACTCCGGGGGAACACTCAGGACAAACAATCTTGTAAGGATGGCGGCAGAAGCGGCACTCACACGACCACTTACGGCCGCACATGGTGCAAAAATGCCCGGTCGGCGTAAGTGCTTGCAATATTTTGCGCAGGAGTCTCACTTCAGGATGTCCTCCAGAATCACACCGATATTGGCAACCTGCATACGCAGTACGTCAGCCTGTCTCTCGGTCAATTTGTGATCCTTGCAAGCCCTGGCCAGGACCTGCAAATCAATCTGCATCTGGGAACCAGAACCGATGGTCAGGTGGTGGAAAAAATCACGGTCGGCCTCGCAATACTCACTCATAGCGAGCGGCACCGCACGAACCCACGGTCCAGAAGGTGCCTGCGTAGGTCCTCAATGGCACCCAGCATGCTCAGTCCGTCGCAATACATGGTGGCGGAGGCATCGTTGCGCCACTTGTTGATGACGGCAGACTCCCCGGTCATCGCTTGCTGCCATCGCTCAGTGTAGTGAATTGGCTCGGTGGCGGTTTTCATCGGAATATTCCTCCAAATCTGTGTAAATGGCGAGTGAAATAAGTAGTGAGTCAAGCATCTCGCGGAAGGTCATCGGGCCGCCCTCCTTGGTTGCATCTTTGGAAGCCGCATTCCGGGGGCTTCGCGGCCCACGTTGGGCTTCAAATAGTAGGGCACGCCTGCATCTCGACATTGGTTGACGATGTCGACAATCCATTCGAACTCTGGAGCAAATTCTGGAACCGGTCCATCTGGCTGATTTGTTGATGTTTGCGAGCCGATGACCACCAGGTCGCACCATGAGAGGTCGGAGAAAGCAATGGGTTCGAGAAGAGGCTCAAGAGAAATCCATTTGACGCAACCCGGGGCGTTAAATGCCACCATGCAATCTTGCACCCGCAAAACATCGCTCTGCTTGATGATGGAAGCGCCATACCAGGCCCTCTGGAGAAGGGGCATCTGGGAATATCGAGCGGGCCACTTGGTCAGGAATAGATACTCCCACGCGGGAGACTCCAGGCATGCGGAAAATACTGCCTCAATCCACTCCTCTGGCACCCATTTGCCGAACAAGTCGGCCATCGAACAGACAAATACTCGGCCGTCTCTTTGGTCTTCGGTCGACGGAACGGAGGTGTTCTTGGGTGCGGTGAGCCGATATTCGTGAAAAGCCGGCTCAAACTTGAAAGGGTATCCCGCGTTCTCCATCCTGGGAGAATGGGCAATCTCTCGAGCGTAGCAAAATTTGCAGCCGTGATTGCACCCGGTTACCGGATTCCATGTCCAGCTCGCCCACTCGACGTTACCGTTTGTCCGATTAAAGCTGACGTTCTTGGGAAGAGGAACCTCCTTGAACGAGCCGTCAACCTTAATGATTCTGGCCGTCGCTTCGGACTTGGTCTTCACCGGAGTATCAACTGGCTGCGACTCTACCGAGGTCTTTCGTTTCTTGGCCTCCTGGAAGCCCTTTTCCAGAGTAATCTCCCCGGCCACCACCTTGGCTGCCACCTCGGGAGCATGCTCGCGGATGGTGCGGGCCTTGTCTACCGCGTCTTTCCCTACTCCAACTTGTGAAGCGGCCTGGGCTCTAGATTCGCCCTTTTGAGATACGTCATCAATGCTTCCGCTAATGTTAGCGGAAGCATTTGCTCCGTTGGCAAGTCCAGTTTGACGACCGGCGGCCTGTTGGCGCTTTTTCGCCTCTTCCTCAAAATGACCGCGCAGCGAATCCGCCACCATCGCCTTTTGACCCGTGGTGAGATGGCGTCGGTCAAGATTGGCCGTAACGCTGAGTATATAGGGGTCTCCCTTATAGGTCTTGTAGCGCGGGTCAACGTGGGCCTCATAGCAAGCCATCAGCCGGGAGCGTCCGTCCAGTATTCTCCTCTGCTCGTCGATGACAATATCCTCGCCCAGGCCGTGCTCGCGCAGGCTCTGAACCAGTCTAGAGAAGTCCTCTTCGCTCGGAAGCGGAAACAGCTCGGCCGCTGGGTGAATTCCGGCCACAGAATAGTGAGGAAGAACGTCCTTGAGGTCAGGCAACGGCATTGGATTGCTCCCTCTCCAGACGAGTAAGGAAAAGCTCTTTCTCAATTTCTCTAAAACGAGAAAAACTGTTGCGATAAGAGCCAATCGAAACGCCGTTGGCCCACCGCTTGTCCCCTTCTTTCTTAAGCCTCACCACGGTCTCTTCTGACCACTTGGAAGGAACACATAGAAGGTAGGCCCATTGCGACTTGTCCCGATTAAGGGAAATCAAAAGCGCGTCATGCCAGTCGGGCATACGGTCGCACATCAGGTTCACGTAGCGGAACCACTCGTTCCTCTGTTCCTGGGGAAGTCTTTTAATGCCGCCCACGTTACACCCAAGCGTCATCAGGAATGTGGTGTAATCGGTGAGGGATTCCGCCAATTCCTTGCTTATCGGCATGTCAGCAACATGGTTTGGGTCGGCGTGGATGAAAACGGCTTGATGGTTAGCTGTTTTGGAGAACCGAAATTCTCTAGCGTCCTGATGCAGGAAATCGGAGTGAGGAGGGTCTCCAATATTGTTGCGCAGGCACTGGAACGCTCGCTCAGCCTTCTCGATGTAGGTCGCCTGAACTCTCAGGTTATGACTCGCCAACCACTGCACGTGTCGGTTGATGATAGCCGGAGAGCACTCGCTCGCGTGGTCACTGTGCCCATCTCCGGCGCACAAATCAATCACGTGGAAGGGGCACGGCTTGGCGTTTACCTTTGGGCTACGCAGGGACAGCACGCCTACTATTCGGCCCAGTTGCGAATCCAAAATCCAGTGCTTGAAGGGAGTTCGGTCAGACCTACCGACCGTTTCCGACTGTAACAATTGCTGCTGCGGAGCCATATACAAAACCTTTCTTGAGCAAAATTCAAGCTAAACAGACAAAGAATTGAATCTAAGTCTACCTTTTTGGGATGTGTTATACTGCGGCGGTATGTTCGCCAGTAAAGAAAAGAGGCTAGGCTGCCCCTTCGTGGTCTTCGTCAAAGACGGAGGCGTCAACTCCGAGATGCTCTATGAGCAGTCTCTTGTGATTCCATCGAGGAACCAGCTTGCCGGTCTCCCAGTAGGAAACAGAGCGCTCGGTAACTCCGAGCTTAAATGCCAATTCCCGCTGGGACAGCATGCGGTTCATGCGGGCCTCCCTGAGCGAATGCGACTGTTTAGCTCTCATCATCGTTCTCCGTGCTTCGGTCGTTTTTCTAGTAACTTCGTATGGCATACGATACGACATCCCTATGTCATACGTCAAGAGGGAAAGTGTGCTTTTTCGTGGCTGGAGTAAACGATAAAATCCGCGCCGAACGTGAGCGCAGAAACATTTCTCAAGAAGAACTAGCGAAAAGACTGGGTTTGTCAAAGTCTGTCGTGCAGATATGGGAATACGGTCGAGGTTTGCCCGCTAAAGAAAGTCTTAAGAAAATTTCTCAAGTATTTCGAAAGCCTGTCTCCTTCTTCACTGGCAACCCGGAAGACGACGAGGCTCCTTTGGTGGCCGAACTCGAATGGGATACTTCTCCTGTCGTCGGCCGGGCGTCAATGGTTGCAGACGGCGCACAGGTCCAAGCATATGGAAGTGTGCGTGAACCGGGCCCGGAGGAGGTTCGGAAGGCACTTGCGGACCTGGAAGCGGCCCTTGACGATATGGAGGCGGCGAAGAGTCGGGCTAAGCTGGCGCAGCTCGAAACGGGTCTGGCTCCCGGCTTTTACCGCGGCAGGTCTCCCCAAAGGAACCCGCTGGCACGATTTTAGGCATACGGCGGCCTCCAGGCTCGTCCAGGACGGCGAGGACCTTTACACGGTGCAGGCCGTGTTCGGGTGGGCCGACCAGCGCTCGGTGCAGCGGTATGCGCATTTGGGCGACAGCAAGTTACGGGCGGCCATGGAGAGGTTGGCAAAAATAAAAAAAGACACCCCCCAGGAACAAAGCCTGGAGGGTGTCAACGGACGGTCTACGGACGGTCCGTGAGGTGTTGGTCCCTCAAATGGTGGGCGTGAACGGACTTGAACCGCTGACCCCTACGATGTCAACGTGAGTCTAGGCTGGCGCGATGCCTTCCGCAAAGGCATTTTCGAGTGAACGGACGGCTAGAATATAGCCGTTTTTGACCGGTGAACGGACGGGTAACGGACGGGTGTCAGAGACGCAAAAAAGGGAGCCCCGGCGAACCAGGACTCCCTTTTTTAACTACCGAGTATTCCTCGGCTATTCGACCACGCGCCTGCTCCACGCCACAACCCCGCACCGTCCGCACCACGGGCAAAGTATTCCGACCCGCAGGCCCGGTCCCGTGAGCACGCAGACTGCCCGCCCGCAAGCAAGACAGGAGCCCTCCCAGGCCACGTAGGTCAAAACGTCACGCCCTTGCCGCATTGGCACCGGTAGGAGGTGCGGCCGTCGGCCAGGTCGCGGATGCGGAGCATCTCCAGCCCGCACTCGCAGTAGACTCCCGACAGCTCGCCCACCACTGCGGGCGGCGGCGCCACAATGGCGGCCACCCGCTCCTCTAGGTCGTCGGGGCGAGGAGCCACCACCTCAACAGGCAGGACAACAGGACCGCCAGCGCCAGCCAGAGGAGGCAGCGGAGGAAGGTCAGTGGCCGGCCTGAGTTGGTCCCGCTCGTAATTGCTCTCAATATCCCGTAGAGGAGTAGAGCTGTCGATAATCGGGGGCGGGGCACTCAGGCTGGCGAGTTTCCCGAGGAGTTTCCCAGTTTGAAGAAGGCCGCGATTTTGGCCACCAGTTCGTCCATATCTCCAGGCAGGTCGATTGATCCTGAGGCCTCGACCGACACGGTCAGGCGCTTGTCGGCGGCCTGGCCGATATGGATGTGCACGCCCTCAAATTTGGCGGTCTTGAGTGAGTCACTAGCTGCTTGTTTTAGGCTGTCCATTTTTCCTCCTGATTTATAATGGTATTTCTGGGTCCGGTTATTGACAATTGATTCTGGTTCCGGTAATATCAAAACATCGAAGCAAACGAAAGCGAGACAAGAAAATGACAATCGGAGAATTCAAGTCGATGGTAGACGAAATGGTAGAATTCCCTAAATACCAAGAAATGCTAATCGCAGAAATCTCTCATGCCGCCAATTTGGATGCACGGTGGGCTCCAAACGCTCAACAGTGGGTCCTTGACCGATTAGCCAAGAAATTCCCCAACGATAATATTATGGCGGACCTTCGCCCGGCCATTCTCTCAAAGTCGCAAAACCCTGAATCTTCCTGGACCGATTGCGGACTGACTCGCGACTACCTGAACGCAGAAGAGCGCCGTGCAGCTCGCCGCGCAGCAGTGGAGGCATAAAATGACAGACCCCTACAGCCGCGAGGCAATGCAGGAACGCTACGCAGGATGGGATACCGAGGGACTCCTCAGGGCCTATTCCTACAAGGGCCGCAACCGACTACCTGAACATGATATGCTCTACATCCGAGAAGAACTTCGCAAACGCGGAGAAATCACATCCCCCGGCCGCCCCCGCTCCGGCGGGAACGGCGACGGTCAACCCAAAATCAGCGCCAGAGTCCCTGTCGAGGTCGCCAAGTGGGTGCAAAGTAAGGAGCCCGGGTGGCTCAGCAAACTGGTCCAGAGCGAATACGACAAGAAAAACTAGCCCTCTCGGGGGCTTTGCCTCCCACTGTAAGCGCATCTTCTCAAAATACTCGGCCGCGTCGCCGTATTGTCTGCTGGGTTGGTCGTCGTCGTCGTCGCGGTCGGCTTGGTTGCGCTGTTTGCGGCGGAGCTTGGACTTTTGGCTCAATCGTGCTATCCTTACTCTGGTCGTTATCCCCTGATTTGCAACCAGGGGGAGCCCTCGGCAGGGGGCGAGTCTATTGAATGCCAGGTAAATACCGTGTTGACTGGCAGCCCATTACAGCGGTGGGGTATGAGTATGGGTGTAGACAACGGTGGCGGCCAATTATTTTTTGGCGATGATGCCCCAACCGGACTTGGCCCCATCCACACACCAGCGCTTGCAGAAGTTGGCCCAGCTATAAAGGCGCTTGGCCCCATTGTTGGTGATGTGGTAGCCCCCGTTGACCAGGTCGAGTTCCCCGGCAGGGTCGTGCACGTAGAGCCCCGACTTGTCTCCGGTCAGGCCGATCACCACCACCCAGTGCCCTCCCCCTGTCGGTGCGCTCGCTGGTCCGTGGTGGAGGATGCCGCAGGGTACCGGGATGCCGGCCCTGATTTGGGCCTCCAGGTCGGCCAGGTCGAGGGACGTGGAGAATTTGGCCTGCACTCCTAGGGCGGCCAGCGCCTGCACCTGGGCGTTGTTGTCGGTCGAGTCGCCGTAGCGGTGCACGTAGGAGGCAAGGTAGTTGTCGTCGATTTGCCGATATTGGCCGTGGATTGACCCCGGTCTGAGAAAGGCTGCCAGCATCGCACAGGAGCTTGAGAAGCACATCCTCTGGGCCTCGGCGGTGTCGCTGTCGAGTTGGCTAAAGTAGGGGACCGCTAAAACAAGATCGGGCATTTAGACCTCCTTGGGTGGGAATTTGAACAACAGGGCCCGCACCGCGCAGTCTTTGGCCTCCAGGAGTTTGCGCATGGCCACGGTGCGCTCGGGGTTGCTCGGTAGCGTCTCGGTGACGGTCTTGGCGAGGTCGCCAAAGGGCTTGCTCACGGCCTGCAGGTGGGGCGGTAGGTGCTCGTAGGCAAAAAACTGGGAAATCAGGTCAGGGGGTTGGCTCATTTGGGTTCTCCTTATTCTTGGCCGTGCACACGTGGAGTCGGCCCTCCGCTATGCATCTTGGGCAATTGGGGGCGCAGCATCCGCAATCATCACAATAAAATGATTTTGGCGGAGGTCCAGGCCGTCCGGTGCATCGCGGGCAATGGCAGTCAGGGAGTTGGTATTGGCAGGGAGGGTTGGCAGCCACCCGCGCCGCCGCCGCCATCTTGAGCCCAGACAACTCGGCGCGCAAAGCCCGGTTGGATTTGCGGAGGGCGTTGTTCTCCTGCTTTACTGCCATCCATTTGCCATACCAGGCGAGTCGTTGGTGGTGCGCTCGGGTTATCTGGTCGTGATGTCTGCTGGCCTCGGCAATCAGTCCGGAAACAACATCTCTGAGTTTGTCGATATCCAGGGTCGGGCACGTCCGGTCATGCCCCTTGATGAATCGACACTTAGGGCAGCGGCCCTCTCCTGGGGAAGCCCGTAAGGCATCATGCTCAAAATCGTATTTGGCCTCCGCCGCCGCTATCGCCGCATCGCACTTGGGGGTCTCGCTCACTTGTCGCCCTCCCTGTCCAACTTGTCCAGCCCATCCTGCGCAATCCGCCTGAGCCCCCGCGCCCCGCTCACGGTGGCAAGGTTGCTCACGCAGGACAGCGCCAGGGCGCTCAGGGCATACAAATCAAACACGCTGGCGAAGGTGCTCGCCCCGGCCACGTGCGACTCTCGCAAGGCGTAGGTGCAGGACACCAAAGGCAGCCAGAGCCACACCAGGCGGCCCAGGCCATGGCGGGCTTTGGCGCCGTCCCACCAGGGTTGCCCTGCCGTGCGCGTCTTGTAGGCCTTGGCCACGCCCGAAACCATGTCCATAGTCCACAAGAAGAGCAGGGCCGAGATGGGAACCGTCTGCGCAAAATGGGTGTAGGCGGGCATGATATTGCGCAGGAGCCAGTCGTAGCACCACCCCGCAAACGCAAACCCACCCAGGCGCGCCGGGTCGAGTTCGCCGTCTGCATTGACCGGGACGAGGGCCAGCAAATCCTGGCCGAAAAACGATCTGAATGCCACGGTTCCCCCCTCCACGATTACTCCCAGGTCCCTTGCCATCGCGGCATATTGCGGACGGCGAAGGCCGCCAGCATTTGCAGGCCGCCGATGGGCTTGCCGTTTTTGTCGAGGGGTGGTTTCCAATCTCCAAACTCCCCGGTGAGCATCGCGGCCATATCGGCCTGGTCAGTGATGCTGATTTGCTCCTCGCCGTCCAACAAGGGCGCCTTGGTGGCGTCGCCAGCCTTGGCGTCCGCGTAGTCGGCCGCGCTCGGCCATACCTGCACGTTGAGGATCGCAGACAGGCCCCCGGGGGTGCGCATGTCCTGGCCTCCAGCGCGAAATCGGCAGTATGCGTTGGGCCAAAGGGTGCCCTTTTCGGGCTCGGAGTTGTTGCCGCCGAGTCGGTAGTTGCTCAAGATAAGTCCCATGATTGCCTCCTAATATCCGCCGGTGAGGGCGGCTCGTTTCCAGGTGTTTGTGGCGGTGCAAACGTAGATATAGTTTGCATCCCAGGCGATTTGGCCGGCGGTTCCGGTGCCGTTGCTGGCGGGAGACTGGGAGGTGGTT